ACGCCGTATTGGGTTACTGCTGTATCAAACGAATCCGTATATGTTCCTAAATGATCCCCAAAATAATCTTGAAGATCGTTCCTGAGAGCGTTTAAATTACTACCAGAATTACTATTAGGATATCCTGCAAAGTAAGTGGTAGCCTTGGTCGAGTCTGACGCAACTGTATCAGTACCTGCGGGATATTGATTCATTAAAACCAAGTGGTTACTACTCTCAGTCGGAAAATAATTCATATCGGCTATTCTCAACAAACGAGTGGTTGATCCCATCGATATAGCCCAAAAATCCCCTATATACATATCATCAAACGTACCGTTGTAAATTGCCGCATATTGTTCATCTGTTATACTATCGCCTAAATAGTTACCCCTATAAATATTTTTATGAGTGAATGCATTATTCAAAGCTTCATCTGGAATACTGCTTCCCCCACCACTTCCGGCGTTTTGATTTATCAAAGCAATAGCATCATGTATAGCCCATCTAACTTCTTCACCATACGTGGCATTCACTATCTGATTTAAATAGTAATTTATATCTGTAGCCATAAATTACTCCTTTCATAATTTATAAATATCATTAAGAGTCTACTGAAACCAGCATACCATGTTTAAATGTCATAGTTACATTGTTCATCTTCACCGAACCACTATAACCGCCATTACAGCCACCTGTTTCTGGATCTATCCAAAACTGATAAGCTTTATAGTTATGTGCATAAATATCACAGAAAACGTTTAAAGTTCCAAGCTCATAGTCTTCCGTAAGGGCTTCCTTGCTTACATACATAACTTTGGTGTAGTAAGTATTGTCTTCTTTGGCTGATAGTCTAAACCAATTAGTAGCATCTTCAATTCTTAAAGATAAACCGAAATCGTCAGAGCTGCTTCCGGTTGTTCTAAGATCCCCAATTCTAATCTGTTCATCATCTACGGTTTTAAAGAAAACAACCGATCCGGGATTAGAATATATCCCGACGTTCTGACACCAATATCCGTTAGAGTCTAATCGCCAACGTATGGCATTGTCTCCGCCACGCATATATAACCCACTACTTTGTATGGTAACGCCGCCAATGGTCCCCCTTGTCGTAACCAAGGAACCAGCTTCCAAATCAAACACCGTACTGCCATCCGAATCTTGTAATTTTCCAGCTTTTATTAAGTCAGCATTCAACGTACCAGTAGTAATATAATCGGCAACAATAGATCCGTCCATAGTTATAGCTAATCCGTACTCACCTTCATAGCCTGTGGAACTATAGCCCAATCCGTTCATATTCCAACACCACAATTTAGTAGCTTGTGTATAATCCTGTGTATCTGAAATATAAATCGCATTTGTGCCATTATCTCCGGTAGTAATGGTTACATACCCATTAGTCGCCATTTTGATTATTGAGTTGGCGTTTGCTTTTGCAGTTGCTAAAAAGGTGTTTGTTTGTGTCTTCAACTCGCTCGAAATGTTAGATAACACACTATTGCTACCCGATGACATGGATGTAGATCCGGATTCTCCTAAAGTGAACTGAGCTGCTTCTGGATTTGTTAAATCTAGTTCTAATTTTGTGACCGGAAAATACTTATCCAACCCGTGAGGGTATGAAATGACTCTAACTTTATCTAAAAGTTTAATCTCTTCATAATCAGCATTTAAATAATTAAGATCAACAGCGCTTAGGGATAACTCCAACGTATCAAACTGCACATCACTTAAATATTCTTTGGCTTTTTTCAGCAAATTGTCTGCGATACTAACATCTTCCCACTTAACAACCTTAGTAATCTTACCATATGTCTCGACAGCGTCTGACTCAACGTATATACTGCCATCATTAACGCTTTCAACCGTTAAATAGGCATCTAAAGCCTCTATAGGACTTGAGTCAAGCCTGTTTCCAAGAGGCACGATTACAGTACAAAAGTCCGTAGAATCCCAATTTCTTGTAAAATCTAATAAGTTTTTACCAAACTCTATAATCTGAGAATTAGTATTAGGATAATCGGCTAAGTAATCTAAATATCTTACACCATCTTCCTTGCGAACCCTGATATGACCACCTAGACGATCTACAAGCTTATCACTTATGCATTCCAAAGTTGATTCGTAATTTGTGTATCTAAATATCGAGTCGTCTTCATCAGTAACTGTTACTGCTCCAACCGTGAATTGATAGTCTTCCGTAACTAAAGAGTTATGAGTAGCTATTAAAGTCTCTAAAAACGTTCTTACTGAAATATCATGATACTCTCCCTGAGGCTGAATAGAATCATTTAGGAATGCCAACTCACCCTCACAAGTAAATATCCGGTTATTCCAAAAGTCTTTAGATTCGGAAATTATACGCCCAGACCATATCTCTTCAGATTCTCTATAAATAGTTATTCTAGAAGTAACTCTTTGTAAAATATCATAACCGACATTTGTAGTAGGCATCGAAAAGTCAAACTGCCCAGCCGAGTTATCTTCTAGTGTTAGCTTGGTTTCGTATAATGTTGTCTTTTCATCAACATAAGCATCTGTATAAATACAAATATCATCTGCATAAACGGTATACATTTACAAACTCCCCTTTCTAACATTAACAATCTCAACATAGCCAGATGTCTCTTCCGTTGTGGATTCCTCATCGGGCGTTATTTGTGCTTTTATAATTACATCTCCATAAAATATAAATCCCGGAATCTCAATTTCTAAATATGGGTCATCGTTTGTACTTTCGTGAGTATAAGACCCAGTATAAGAATATCCGGTTGTTTTATTAGTAATCGTGATTGTTATAGGATCTCCCGAGTCGGTCCCAAATCTAAATAACGCCTTAGTTGGAACTATACCATGATCTTCTGGTGTACTGTGGAGTATTTCATAATTTTCAAAACCCTTTTGGTATGTTAAATTAATAAAGTATTTGTCATTCAAATATCCATAATCACTCATATAATCCGTATTTATAGTATCTTCTGTAAAATTGAATGTATCCCATTCCCATTCATCAATTCCAACATATAGATGATTCCATTTATATGGTTCTAGTGTGTATGAGATGGTAATGGTTGAGTAATTTTTATCGCTTTTCCACGCATCAACGGCGAACTTGCCGACATAGAACCATTTTCTATCATCGTCTAAAGTCACTCTAAATCTATTACCGTGTAAATAATTAGCTATTTCAGAATATCTTTCGTACCATTCATCGGTGTTAGTAACTATTTCATAGAAGTCATTTACCACCATAAAATCAATAATCCCGGTGCGATTCTCATAAATGGGGTAGCGTGTCAGAGCTTGCGAAACATCTAAAGAACCATTACCACCGGGAATATCAATTGTCTTGGTTTTGAGTGGGGGAGGTGCAAAGGCCGGTCGACTAGTTGGAATAAGTTTCCAGTCAGCCCATGTATCTTTAATTTCTAAGGGATACTGGCTTATTGTTATGGGATAACTAACACTAGTGTCATCCTGATTCCAATAATAATATTGTCCATCATAAGGTATCGTATCCCAAGCATTAAACGGTCCGGTTGTATAATGCGTATCTGTTGTACTACTATCCGGTACCTGATCTAACGCACAGAAAATTAATGAATGATACATTTCTAAATCCCCCTTCCACTAAATATAAACTTTTTACCTAAAGATTGATCGATTGGATCGGTAAGCTCGCCTACCAATCTACCCGTATCCATAACCACTTGCATTCTACTCATGGACTTAGACAGGGTATTAATATCACTCTTTAGTTCTGAGATAGCATCAACAACATCATTGTTATTAACAATAATTCCATTTTGATTCTTATCCCATAATACATCCATTTCTTTGTTTATTTTACCGGCTATAGCCAACTCATCATTACCATTGAAAAGATTTGTAAGGGCTTTGGCCTTGTTTGTAACGTCTGTAAGATCTACTAACGGCGTGATTGTCGGGTTAATGTCTGTGTCATTAAGCAACGTACCAACACCCGCTAGAGATTTATTCATTGCCAACATAGCAGCTCCGCCGACACTTTCAGAAGCAGTGCCTACTTTATTGCTAAGTTTCTGCATACCATTGATAAGACCCTGATCTATAAATTTACCATACTCGGCAAATACTTTTGATGGTGAATTAATGCCTAAGAGACTCTTAAATTTGTCTTTAATACCATTTGCAGCTTCGCCGACCTTATTCTTAACCTCTTCAATTTTATCGCCAACACCATTCTTAAGACCATCCATAATGTTCTTACCAATGTCTTTGAAGTCTTTAAGCTTATCAGTAAATGCGGTTTTAACCTTAGTGACAACACTAGTAATTGTGGTCTTAACACTACTAATCTTATTAGAAATACCAGATGCAAGTTTACCAAGCATCTCTTTACCAAAGCTCAAGAACTTACCCGGCAAACTTTTAATACCACCGATAATCTTCTTACCGAGTGATCCAATAAGAGTTACAACGTTACCAATAAGAGAACCTATACCATTAATAAGTCCCTGTATTAAGTTTGTACCAATACTGGCGAACACCGTTGATGGTGAGTGGATTCCAAAGAAGTTACATATCCAATTCCAAATAGCCTCGCCGACGCTTTTAATAGCTTCAATTGCAGCTTGGATCATACCAACAATACCATTAATAAATCCTTGTATTAAATATCCACCGATTTCCGCAAATACTGTTGATGGTGAGTGAATTCCGAAGAAATTACATATGAATTCAAGCAAAGCTAATAATAAATCGCCTATTGCTGTTCTCAATCTTTCAGCTGCGGTCGGATCACCCAATAACAATGCTACACCGTCTATAATAACGATGAATAAGTCAAATAACACAGTAAGAATATCATCAACTATAGAGATGAGATAATCTAGCCCCTTTAATATTAAATTACCAAGAAATATCAAGAACTCAGGAACAACATTCTCGTCTAATGCCTGTAAAGCCATAATGACTAAACCGACTAACGATAATATAAATCCCGGCAAACCACCAATAAGAACCGAAATTATACCTAACAACATAAGACCAAAGGCTTCGCCAATCTTAACCAATAATTCGGAATCTTCTATTGCTTGAACGGTTTCTGCAAATATCTTAAAAGCATATACCAATGCTAACACACCGATGCCAAGGGCGGCTATTCCCAACCCAAGCATTTGTACCGCGCCACCTATAAGCATTAATGTCACTTCAAGATGTAGCATCTGAATTAATTTTAAAACACCAACCACGACAAGGAGTATTGCCGCCATAGCACCAATACCTATTAATAATTTTGTAAGATCTATGGTGGATAAAGCAATAACACTTCCCACTAATACAGCAATGGCACTTGCAATTGTGAATATTGCAGTAGCTACTAGTTTGAGTTTACCAGAATCAACCTCTGTCAATTTTAATATTCCATAAAACAATACTCCAACAGCAGCCGCTATTAAAAGAATGGTGGCAGCGAACATTAATCCACCATCGTCCAACGTATTCATAGCAAGAGCTAAAAGAACCAAACCATCAACAAGCATTTTAATAGCCACGCCTATAGCTAATAGTGTTGACGCTAAACCTTGAATCTTTTTTTCGTCCGTGTCATTCATAAACGCGAATATCGTAATTATGATAAGAAGGAATACACCTAAAATACCAATTATAACACCAAAAGCCGCAACTAGAGACGACGCAATACCCAGTTTGTTAAAAATAGCAAAAGCAATTCCTAATTTTATAATAGCGTCTACAATAAGTACGATGGCCCCAGCCAAAGCTAAAAGTACCGCGGCCAAACCTTCTATTTCAACATCCGTACTAGATATTTTTGCTACGCACTCCATCAATGCCCCCATGGCCAAGGTAAATATTGAAATAAAAAATACAATGTATCCTACGGTCTGGTTTATATCTTCAGCCTCATTTACCATATACATAACTACGGCAATAGCTGCGGTTAAAGCAACCATCATGGCCGCTATCCCCTTAAAAACGTTCCCTAAGGCGCTTAATTTTTCTGCTGCCACCAGATAGTCACCAACGCCTTTAATAAGATCGAACAATGCAGCGACGAACCCGGTCATAGCTGCTGTAGCGGCAAGTAGAGCATCGTCTGGCATTGATCCTAATATAAATAATGCGGCCGCTATCATTAATATAGACTTAGCTAAAGATGCAAACATGTCAGTTTTTATTTGTTTTTGAGTCAGTTTAAGTTGATCGGTAAGAGATTTTAAAAAATCAATGAATGGTTTTAAAATCGACCCTTTTAAAAACGAATCTTTGAGTTTTTTAATTATTCCTACTATTAAACCAATTGCTCCAACAACAATCGCCGCTTTACCAGCAATAGCAGCACCATCTATTTCAAAACCATCCTTAAAACCTTTCATACTTTCGCCAAACTGTTCAACCGCCTTTTTCAAGGAATTCCAAATATTTTCCAACAAAGGTTTTAATAACGCAAATAATGACTGTAAAGCCTTAACAAACTTGTCAAATTTGTCTTTAACCTTATCAAAAATATCAATAACGGGTTGAAGTTTATCTTTTACTTTATCGCCCAATGCATCAATGGGGCTAGTGTCAATATTGGAAGCTGAGCTAAACGCGTCCCCGATTCCATCTATTGCTGCTTTAATTCTATCTCTTATGGTTTCGAATATACTAATAACCGCTTGACCAACCGTGGAATTAACTATGGAATCTACTACTTTCTTAATAATGCCAAACGTTTTAATGAAAATATCACCCGATAGCATCTAACGCTGCTTTAATTCTATCTCTTATGGTTTCGAATATACTAATAACCGCTTGACCAACCGTGGAATTAACTATGGAATCTACTACTTTCTTAATAATGCCAAACGTTTTAATGAAAAATATCACCGATAGCATCTAACGCTATATTAATAACTTCTCTAACTTTCTCAAAAACGCTGGCGAGTGCTCTTGCCGAAGAACCAAGTCGATCATGTTCCTCTTCCGTCTCATTTAACTTAGTAATATAAGGGAAGAGATAACTCATTAAAACAACAATTCTTTCCCCAATATCAACCAATAACCCCCCAATAGGTTTAAGTACTATAGCTATTGCTTTAATGACTTTAATCCCTATCGAGATTGCTGAAAATATCCCTTTCCAAATTCTGGTAAACACATCCCCAGTCGTTCGAGTTGAATATTCGATCATAGTAAGGTAACTCGAAATTGCTCTAGAAAACGTTAAAGCGTCTTTTTGTAATGCGGCTGAAAATACTTCTTCGAACGCGGTTTTAATCGGTTTTAAAACATTACCGATAATTCGAAGTAATTGTGAAAAATATCCGTAAATAGTACCTAAAGTTTGTTTAATGGAATTTAAGTCTAAACTTTTACCAAAAGTCACCAAAGCGTCTGATAGTTTTATTACCCACGCAATTATTGGTTTAAATATCGTTTCTATATCCAAACCACCAACGAACGCGTTTAATGCGTCTGATGCCATCGTAACATCTTTAACAAAAATATCAGCCAACTTTTGGGTTTGTTTTCTAACTTCATTAACCTTTACTCTGATGGTGTTAAAAAGATTTACTAAAGTTCCATTTTGAACCACAAGCGGTGATATAAAGTCGGCACCGATTCTTGATAGGGCCGCTTTGATGTTTGAGAATGCACCGGTAAATGTTTCATTAGCTTTTTTAGCATGTTCACCAAACGCGTCATCCATTGCTGCGGAGAACAATTCAAAACTTATTAGCCCTTCGGATACGGCTTCTCTAATTGCTCCCTCGCTAAAACCCGAGAAATCATCGATCGATTCGGCTATCGCAATAATGTCTTGCTGAACCGAACTACTAGCTTCTTTCGAGCCGCTCATAACTTCTTCGCAGTAAGTTGACAGTGTTGCAGCAGCGTTCAAACCTCTAGACGAAAGCTGAAGTAATTGTTCTCCCATCAATCGACCATTACCGGCAACTGTTGTAAAAATTTGCGAAATATTTTCATACTCACTATTAGTCATCGCCGCAACACCGGTAATAGCTTTTAATGGCGAAACAAGCTGCTCTGCGGTCATACCAGTAGCCGTAAAAGATGCGGCAGCTTTAGCGGCTTCATCATAGGCATATGCGGTTCCATCAACGGAATCCATAGCCTTATCCATTACTTCTTGAACTTTTTCTTCCTCACCGAGCAGACCTTGTAACATAAAGTGAGCATTTTCAATATTCATTGCTCTGGTTATACCACCACTTATGATCTGATTCTTAATTTTATCCATGGCTTTAATAACTTTATTGGCCATATCCAAAAAAGAATTAGTTACACGATTAATAACCGACATTGAAACTATACCCCAAGTAGAAAATCTAGAGGCCAATCTATCCAAATTAGAAGCTATTGAATCAGTGTTAAAATTATTTACTCCTCTTTGTAATGCACTAATAGACTTCGTATTCTTAGAGAAATTAAATGAATTCTTTAATTTTGATAATGTTTTTAACGTCGCTTTAGCGTTCTTCTCAAAATTAGAATTATCAAGCTTAATTGCAACTATTTCATTATCTATAACATTACTCACTTGTTTGTTACCTCCTTCCACGCGTCGTATGCTATTTTTTCAAATATCGGTCTCATTGCAGGATTAATATAATCAATCCCTCGCACATATCCACCCTCGTTTGTTCCATGGCCATACTGTAAAAGAATTGCCACATTAATTCCATTTTGAATGTTATCGTTAAAAAAGGAAATTGTAGCGGAATTTACATCTCTGTCAATCTTGTAAGACCAAGACATAGACGTTAAACCCGTGTCTTTTGGGGTCATTAACATTAACGCCGCGCAACCCGCCTCACCGTATTTATCGAGTTTACTCTTTTTAACAATACCTTTAACTCTTTCAAGAAAGTTTATTGAATTTTTAAAATTTCCCTTTTGTTCTATAACGATCATTATCAACCTAGCCTTTCGAATTAAGTTTAGCTCTCCTAGCTTTATTAAGCGCTTGATTTCGACTCATAATCTGATTCTTACTCATTTTCTTAGGAGGCTGAGATTTTATGTTACAAACTCGAATTAATGTCAAAAGCTTATTTAAATGCCACTTCTGACACTCAAAAGGTATCTGAAGTGCAATCATCCAATAATAGATTAACTCGGCGGTAACAACCTTTTCTCCACCTCCGCGTTTTCCTTGGTCATGAAAAGTAGTTGCTGTCATTGGGTGGTTTATGTAATCGTTAATCTTTATGATATCATCACTAGTTAGACATCGATATACCGAATCGTCGATATTTGGAGTCATGGTCATACATTTAATATAATCCAATAGCTCTTCACCACTTTTTTCACTATTAAGAAAAGGTTTCATATACTTACTTTCCCATTTATTTAAAGATATAAGCGAATGTTCTAAAACCAATTTTTGGGGTCTTACTCTAATGAATTGTTCCGAGCTTTCATCCCACATCTCTGTTTCGGAAATATCAATTTCTAACATTTAAACCACCTCTAATAAAACTCTAAGTATTCAATTTTAAAATTACTTACTTTATTTTTTACAAAATCATAATCATACTTAATTTTTCCAGTCTCTTCACTAGACATTGTTATTGTCGCTTTCGATTTACCCGGTAAAAAATCAATGTATGTTTGACAATTATACAAATTTCTATCAAAACCATTAACTGATAGATAATCACGGCCTATGTCTTTAAATTTGTTGTTAAACGTGTCAAAATTTCCCATCATGCCCATCATTATTGCCGTTTGCTCTACCGTCGGTGTATCATTGGTATTAACCGTTAGAATATCTTGAAACTCGACGTCGTCGTCCCACTTCGCTTTTGTTTGATGAAATGACCCATCTTTTGATGTCCAAGCGCTCTTAAGGGCTTGGACCAGCTTTATTCCGGCAAAAGGATCATAACCATTGCTGCCATAACTAGACCCCCTTAAAAGAGAGGGGTCATCAATTCTTTTGTCCCTTTGTGTATTATAAAAAGCGAGCGTGTTGTTGGGTCCATAAATTATATCATTTACTCGTGTTTTGATAGGATTACCAGTCCCCAATACTCTATGTGGGTCTTTATTGTATCTAGCTCTTCCTTCGGCGGTATAAGATCCATCCTTATTCTGATAACGCCTTACACCCCATTTCATTCCTAAAATACCGTAATGGTATAGTTCGTTGTTTTTTTTTTTCATTCAATTAAACACCTCTCAAAAAAAACTAATAAGTTACTCTTTCTTAGTGACTAAATTTTTGTATTCTTCTTTCTTCATTTCTTCATCGAGTTTTGACTGAATATCAGCTGGGAAAAGCTGAGTGATAAATTTAGCCATTGCATCATCACTCTGTACGAGTTCCATAAACAATTTGTTATATGCTTCTGTTTCAGAAAAAGCTTTTGAAATATCTTCCGATTTTCTAAATCTCTTTCCATCGTCACTCTTTTCACCATAAGACTTCAATATTATGTCTTTAAATATCTTAGCGGCCTTTGTGTATTCTTTTGCATTAACAATCTTCTGTAAATTATTAACCAATCCGCCCTCTTTTGTAAGTTCCATCTCAACCATTTCACTCTGTGTAAGATTGAAATAAAAATCTTCGGTTCTCTCTTCACCATTGTAATCTGTATATGTAATAGTTTTTTTTAACATAGTAAACCTCCTAAAAAATATAAAAAGGAGGGAATGCATTTTTCGCACCCCCTCCATAAACCTTAAAATATCAATAAAAAATTAACCGACTGTTGAATCTTCTGTAGTAGAATCTGTAGATTCGCTATTTGACGTAAACAAACTTGCAACTTCATCAGGTAATGGTAATCTTGCCTCCGCGTCGTCTGTTCCATATAAAATATCTTCCAAAGCAGCAAGCTGAGTAGCATCAACCTTTGTACTGTCTATAGTAATAAGTGAAGTTGGCTTATAACCTGTAACGCTAACAGGATTTGTAGTCAATTCCCAAGAGAAGGTAATTGCTTCCGGCGAATCATTAATGGTTGCATAAGCTCTTTCGGATGGTGACGCAATAGCTCCATATATTAAGTGAAGCTTGTAGCCGTGGTCGGCCTGCTCTGTATCGTTACCGAGCTGAGTTCTGTAACTCAAACCAAAAGTCTTTCTAACCTGCTGTCCGATTCTTACACCCGTAGCGAGGTCTGCGGATCCATCACACTCTGCAAATTCATCAGGATATGTATAAGCCTCAAGAGTCGCTCCAAATTCCTCATTAGACATAAGATTCAAATACTTAATATTATCTGCGTATAAAGCTGTACTTTCTGCTCCCGACGGACTCTCTGTAACAGCAGTCACACCATTCCAAGCATAACCCTGTGGATAGATTCCATCTTTAACCGGATAAAGCACCGCTCTATCAACACCGGTTTCATATAAACGTTCACCGGTTTTATCCCATTCAAGTTTACTCATTTTATGTTCCTCCTTTTAAATATAAATAGAAAAGACATCATGATTTAAATTGTCAGACTTAAAACATCGATCATGTCGACATAATGGTAGTTGAGACAATTTCATCACGACGTCGCTACAAGGGTTTTTATCAATTAAAGTTATTGTATAAGACAATTTCTGATTATACACCGAATTATCCGACACAACATTTTTTATAGGATTTCTTTCATATACTATACATGGATACTGAATTTTTAGAGATTCTGGGGGTTGAAAGTATACGTTCTTATTTCCCAAAACATCTTCTAACAAAGTTTGTAACTTTAATCTATTCTCCTCCATTATAGATACCTCCTATGGACATGATTAATCGTGGATACTGAACATCAACGCTCTTTACCTTCCATTTACTATCCATAAACGTTACGTATCGTATAGCATGAAAATTTTCATAAGCAAATGGATCGGCAACAATGCTAATCTGATTTGAAATATCAATATTGTCATTAACATTGGAACTATTGATCAAGGATCTATAGTTCTTTAAAATATCACCATAATACTGACGTTCAATAATCTGTTCTTCCCATATGCCGGGAGATGTTTCAGTGGTTATACAATACCCAATAATACCGAACCATTTACCCATTTTGAATTCCTCCTAATAATTAACCATCGGCTTCATCTGAATCACTTGATGAATCACTTGGAATTTCAACAGCGATAGCAGAATATGGTCTAATTAATGCTCCAGAGCATCTGGTTTCGATAAGGTATTTCTGCTGGTTATAGTCGATGTCAAAATCATCAAACATTCCAATAGCTCCACCTCTATCAGCACCGACATTATAGTCTGTAAGATTTACTATAACGCCAACAAGTTCTCCGCCATTCTTTCCAGTCTGACCTTCCATAACTTCTACAGTAATGATATCGGAAACTCTAAGTTTTGTAGCTAACTTGTCGACTGAATCGTAAAGGTCTCTACCCATTGAATCTGTTAATAAGAGACAATCTGTCAGGAAGTCTTCCGTGGTATAAAGAACTGGATTACCAGAACCTTTGTATTCTTTACGAGCTTTAATGATAGACTTAATTGCATTCTTTGTAGTTTCATCATCACTAGATCCTTTTTCAACACTTACGTGAATAGTATAAAGATCGTCATCCATCGCAATAGGTCTGATATGGTCTTCACTAATCTTATCTTCAGCGGCTGTAGATCTACCATCTCCAATAAGAATAGCTCTTGCTATTTCCTCATCGAGCATTATTCTCATCTCTGACTTAATCCATGTGACAACATCGAAATCTGTAATATCAAGAACGTCGTCTCTATCGAGCTTCTGTTTCTTAACAACTGACTGCGGATCCGTAGTTCTCTTAAGTAATGTGATTACCTCATCAATCTTCTTATTACCCTTTGTGTAACCCTTTGCTCTAGCCTCGTCTTTTGTAATATCAGCATAAACAGATTTTACTCTACTAAACGGACTTCTTCTTACACCATTCATAACAGTTGCAACCCAATCCATTTTTCTAGATATAAATCCCGGATCAGTAATAGTTTTTGCATCTGGAAATAAATAATCAATATTTTCAATACCATATTCATCGGCATGTGCTAAAAAACTTTCTTTAACTGACCCATACCTCTTCGCGTCTCCCAAAATCGTACTCATTTCTGAGTGTGTGAGTGTATCCTCTTCGTATTCATTATCAAATATATTATGCTTCACTGTAGTATCCTCCATTTCTTCATCATCGTCTATTGGTTCTCCGTTTTTAAAACGTTCTACCAAAGTATTAACTATCATATGAACCGCTTCTTTCTGAGCATCATCCATACCGTCATAAATTTTTTCTAGATCAAATTCTTCAACCTCATCTTCTTTTTTATTTTTTTTATCAACCATGTTTTCTAATTCCTTTAAATCTTTTTTATTTTCGGATGTCTTATTTTTTTCACCATCGTCGGCATGATACAATGAAATATCTTCGCCCGTGTAAATTATCGCATCCTCATCATTATAATCACCATGCATCATGATGGAATCAATATATGCTCCGGGATTAGCTCCAGCTAAAACAAGACTTACTTCGCGAATGTTTCCATGTAAAACATTTCCGCCACTCTGTTTTAATTTATTGGCATATATAGACAAAGATGTAACATCTCCATGCTGAACCAACATTTTGGCGCTATTACCGGAGTCAGTATCATTAAATACACCATACCCATAGACACCATTATCTCTATTTTCAAGAGTAACTTTTCCTAATACATTATTAGGATCATTGTGCTGGTGGTTCCAAACCAACGGTACCGTTTTACCATCATCATCTTTAAATGCATTATGTATTATGGTTCGACCGTCCGAACAACGCAAGTCATTCTTAGTGACCCAACCACTAAAATCATACTTCACCTTCATCATCCTTTCTTTGTTCTTTTTCCATTTTGATTTCGTCCTCTGAAGCGGTAGTTGGTATGTTTCCAGCACTTTCTGTAGAAGGACGATTTAGATTTTTATTTCTTAATTCGTCGGCTTCAGCAGCATTTACTGGTTTCTTACCAATAACCTGTCTAATTTCGTTCGAAGACATAATCTCATTTCTAGTCATCTTATCAGCAATTTCAGCCAACTCGGAAACGGGTACTAATTTAAATGGATCTCTAAATGCTATAATCGACTGTTTCTGTGATATAGCCGTTTTTGATAAAAACTTTCTTTTCATTTCATCAACAATTGCTGAAACAATAGGCTCGATTGTTCTATTAAAATAATTGAGCATAACTGCCTCGCTAGCGGTACCGTTCATTATTTCTTGGGTGATTCCTAATTGGCTATAAAGCATGTCTGTTAAATACTCTATTTGTGTCATAAGAGTATTTTCAACAGATCGATTTAACTGTACAATTTTCTCAGTACCATCAGTATAGGCAATTCCGTACTTGGAATTTACTAGCTGATCTTCGATGTCTTTTCTTCGATTTTCAGCCTGCTGTCTTCTAGCCTCACTTTTAATAACATATGGTAACTGAATTATCATGTCTAATTTTCCAGAACCCGTTTGTTCGTCGATAACATCAAGTAAATTCAATTTACGAATTAATCTTTTACCTACAGAGTTCGCTTCGTTCATTACGGAATACCATGGGTTTTCCACAATAGCAACCGAATCCTTTGGTAATATCACATTTTCGCGACTACCTGACAATTCATTGTAAACCGAAATTTTTACATGTTGTGGATACCACTCTAAAATTTTTCCGGTTCGCATTGATAAAATATCATACGAATTTGTTTTTCTTGGATCCACTGACGTATCAACGGGAACAATCGCTACAACGCCCTCATCAAGCATACTCATTACAATATCTTGTAAAAAGGAACGTCCAGACTGATCTATGTTTGCCGAGTTATTTAAACAATTATTCAACCCGGAATCGATAGCGTTTAAAAATTGTTCATTTTCATCAGTCCTAGCGTGCATGATTGTTATTGACGCTGCATCTATAGACATCCTATTGATTATTGATGTAATTATGGTTTTTTCTCCACCATAACTAAAATATCTTCGATTCGGCCTATATGAAGATGTGCTATACTCTGTATAGAAAAAATCATCTTCTTCCTCTTTTGGAGGTTCTTTATTAAAAAACACATTCCAAGAATGTTTTAACCTTGAACTAAAATTGCTTTTTTTCATTTGTATGTCTCTTTCTATATTTTATTTTGACTTAATAAGATTAACTACTAATATCAGTTTCATATATATCCCCAGTTTTTGTATTATATAACATACATGCTTCAAATCTAAAATTATCATTCTCATCTACAAACGGTACCGACACATAAACCACTTCTTGCGGTTCATGTTTTGTAAAATAATTATCAAAATTGAGATTAACCATACGAGGTGTTAATTTTTTTCCAGTACTCTCCTCATAATCCTTAATCCATTCTCTCGCTATATTCGTCGCTTCTTTTTCAAATTTTTTAGAATATTTTGATGAATTTTGAAGAACATCTAAGTAAATATCTCGCTTTTTATCTGACATCTCCTTCGTTTTTTCGATTGTAAGCACCCTATCATTATTTGAAGTTTGGAGATAATCTCTGCTTCTGTGTTCATTAAAATCATCTTTAGCATCTATTGGTTCCACCATTAAAAGCCAACTACCATCTGACAATTTACCTTTTACATTATCTTTTGTTGAGACCGTGGATTTGAGATAGTTTCTTTGTAATTTTTTATCCTTTACCTTAGTTAGATATGGAGACATTAAAACACTCTTATTTTTTTTTTTTTTTTCGCTGCCAGCTGACTTAACTCCGTATCTAGCTCTTCCTGCGGCGGTATAAGATCCATCCTTATTCTGATAACGCCTTACACCCCATTTCATTCCTAAAATACCGTAATGGTATAGTTCGTTGTTGTTATATGACATCAAAAAATCTCCTTTCTAATAATCGTCCTCTTCTAAATCATCCACTCTAGATGAAACCTCGTTTAAAAGATCCATTACCTGATCGTATTCTGATTTAGCAAGATTCTTAGCCATATCGGAATCATCATCTTTTGAATCTTTTTTGTGTTTCGACCTAGTATATTCGACACTTTTATCAAAACCTTTTGGTAATGGTGTAACATATGCTGCAGCGTCCTCTACACCAGCATTATCTAATATTCGTCTTAAAGCAAACTGGATACCACCCTTCAGCATTGGTGTTGCTGCCTGTTTTGTAGCATCTTTCATGATACCAACCACGAAATTATCATTTTTTTGTTTTTGCTTAGTGGTAAGTTCTTTATATTTTTTCTCATTCTCTAATCGTCGAACTTCAGCTGCTAGTTCGTCGTCAGTCATTCGTTTATAACTCTTCTTGAATATTCTACCAGAGCCACTTTTTTTTGTTTTTGATACATCGCTATCGAAATATTGTTTATACTTTTTTTCATTCTCGAGGCGATTTAGGGCATTTCTGAGTTGTTCATCATCCATGTTCTTATAATCATTTCGTTTAAGTCTCTTCGGTTTGTTTTTTTCTTCCACATCATCTGAATCATCAACATCTCTTCGTAACTCACTCATTCCTCTTCGTAATCGACCTAGACGAGTTAGCGATCCGTCTTTATTCTGATAACGCCTTACACCCCATTTCATTCCTAAAATACCGAAATGGTATAGTTCGTTGTTGTTCATAATTATCATCCTTTTAATAAAATGTTATTCTTATAAATATCTATAATAATCAGCGCGTCTATATGCAAAATCATATATCAATTGAATCTCGCCAACGTATTTATTTTGTTCATCCTTTAAGTATATATGTACCTGTGCAATCTCTGGTGCGTGTCGAGGATCCAATTCGTATCCGTCAAACATAACGTCAATATTATTTGAACGGTATTTTTTGTTTATTTTTTCTTTCTTATAAACCTTATTGGCGGCCTTCATAATCTGTTTTTCGATCGTTTCAGGTTTTTTATCGAAAAGTTTATATATATTAGACACCATTTGTGGTGGTTCCGAATTCTTGCGTATTAAGCGAATTTCCGTTCCATTCTGTGTTGTCGGGGATGATATTAATTTTGGTTTTCCATCGAACGGGTCCTTTACCAATATTTCGTCTGATAGCCCATGTCTTCCATTACCTTTAGAATATCTTCTTCTTCCTTCAGCAGTATAAGACCCGTCCTTATTCTGATAACGTCTTACGCCCCATTTCATTCCTAAAATACCGTAATGGTATAGTTCATTTTTTTTTTTGCATTTAATCAAACACCTCTTTATTCAGTTTATAAGCTATGAACCCATCCATCATTGCTGCAACAGGATCTATTTTAGCCTCGTATCTCTTCTTTAATAGTTTTCTATTACCGTTTGTATCTTCTAAGGTTATACAATTTCCCATTGCAAAGCTCATCAGTTCTTCATCAAATATAAGCATTCTTTCTTCCGAAAGCTTTTTAAGTTCTCCCAACGGAACACTTTCGGTTTTTGCTCCCTGAATAACTTTTTCTATTCCAAAAGGACCATTCTCTGTACACCATCGCTCAATAAATTCTCGAGCATTGTATGGATCATAACCAACGCATCGAACATCATAGCCAGCTTCGATAATGTGTTTATCTAAATCATCATAAACTTCCATCATATCCAATACCGTTCCATCGAGAACTATAAGACTCCCTTCTTTTAAAAAATCTTCATACTTCATTCGCATTGCTGCTGGCAGTTTCATAAGTGTCATTGATGAAATATAAGCTCGACATTTAATTCCAAATTCTCCACCACCAAGAGGAAACAAAAAAGTAAAAGCACAAAAATCATCGCCCTGCGATAAGTCTGCTCCCATAGAACAAGGCATTTGCCAAAAACTTCTTTTTCGATGTGGCACAGTCTCTTCATATGTGAAATAATACGTGTAGCCCTCCATCGGTATTCCAAATCTTTTAGCCAAAATATCATTACGCGCAGCTGGGGCTTTTTCCGCCCTTTCAACTTCCAGCTGTAAAGTTTCATAGCTAACTGTTTTTCCGATACTAGGATTGGCCTTTACCCACATTGAAGGGTCCGAAACTTCTTCAACAGAGTCTAATTTGTACCACCATATAGACACATGCGGATTGATGTAATCACCTTTAAGGATGTCCATTAATTCCATTTTGATTGTATCACCGGCTCCATTTCTGACAGTTCCTTCTGAACTTATAGCCACGATCAAGTAATCACTAACCTTTGCCGCGCCTTGCTCAATAGCACCTATAACATCTTCTCGTATGTCACACGACAACCACTCGTCAACTGTTGCCATCTTAACTTGTAAACCTTGGAGTTTGTTTATTGCCATTGGTCGTATTTCTAATAAAGAACCTGTCAACCGATTCTCAATTCCTCTTTTTGTAGACTCAAGTTTAGGTTTTCCCTTATTACCGATTGGTTCCGTCATAAACTTTAAATACGGTCCGCGTTTTCTTGTAATTGAAGTTCGTATTGGCGAAAGTACCTCTTCAGCCTGTTTCATTGTTGGTGCGGTTGTAATTTGATGTGTTGTTGTGGGATCAATGTTTAAAAAGTAGTTTTGTAAGCATGACGCATACATAGATTTAGCAGCACTTCTTCCAACTATTAAATACTGCTTATTAATTAATCGTTTTTTTATAGACTTTGTAACATAGTGCCCTCGAGTTCCATCAGCACCCGGCTCGTACACACTTCTTTCAACAAAGTAATACCATCCAAATATCTGCTCGGCCCAAAGTCTGAACGTGTCTAACAAACTAAGAGGTGCTCCATCAGTCAGTGTCAACTCATTTTCACAAAAAGAGATAAAACCCTCAACAGCCTTGTCATCATAGTAGACCCCCGGGTTTGCGATCAAATCGTCAATTCGATTCATTTCCAAAGCAATCTCTTTACATACTGGTAATTCACCGCTTATAACAGATTGCCGAAATCGTTCATAATATCTTGGTATAGCAGTATTTGATAATGCCATAATTCCTCTTTTCTTTTAACTCATCGTTTGCTATAATAATTGTATAAATATCAGGAGGTATAAAATGGAAGTTAAAGTGTACCATTGTCCAAGCTGCGGGGGAAGCATAGAAGATACGAATAGTAAGTTTTGTAAATATTGTGGTTCCAAATTAAACTTTGAAGATGAGAATCTTCATAAATATAAAATTGAAACCATAGATCATGCAAAGGTTATAAACGAAACAACCAAAGCGGAAACATCAAAAACTAAATTAAAAATATATGGTTTTATTTTAATAGCTCTTCTAATCTTTATTGCATTTTCAACAGTCGTGTTAATTTTTAGTAAAAGCGAAGTAGTTCAAGTTATGATGGTTGGTATAATAGGACTCTCCTTTATGCTTACAATGGTAATTCTCTTCACGTTACTTACAAACTCAAACCACTAACTGTTGATATCGATCTTACGCTTAAATTCTTCTATTTCTTCAATTGTCATCATGTGGCATTTGTCATAATTCATAAATATCTGATTAAACTGGTCTTCCATTATACGTTCAACCTCCAAAGTGTCTTTCTCGATCTTGTAAAATTTCTTAAGTGTTGAATTTAACTTTGGAATCATTATATAGTAATACTCATCATTAAATAACACGCCTACTGCTATCATCTCAGTGACTATTTCTTTTACAATCGATTTGCCCATAACTCCTCCTAATTCTTTACAACGTATTTAGCCATAACGTATCCGTAATGTTTTCCAGCAATTTTAATATAAAACCACTTTTCACCATTCTTATCTTTTCTATCATCACATACGTCAACTAAATTATTCTTAGAAAGTTTTGGATATGCTTCTAAATTAGGAAACTCAACGCCCGCTCCAGTTCTAACATTTAATTTGTCGGCTATAATTTTTCCAACCCACTGAGGAGTATTATTAATTCCATTTTGAATTTTTACTGGTTCAACATTCACTTTAACGTCTGCTGCAACAGTATTTCTCAAAGCATCTGCAATCTGAACGGCACATTTCTGAGCATTCCAATGTTCTGCATCATCTTTATCGTCAACAAAACAGCATTCAATAAGTATTGCCGGATTTGAAGTTTTTCTCAGCACATACAAATCAGTATTAATCTTAAAACCTCTATCTCTTATTCCAAGTCCGGTAGCAATTGCGTTACTAATGGCTTTTCCGGCATTTGCAAATTCGTCATTGTATCCATAAACTTCGCATCCACCAGTATTACCATCTCCGTTGTAATCGTTTCTTCCACTATTCAAATGGATTGAGATGTCTAAATCTACTTTATGACTGTTGCACTTCTGAACAATACTGTTCAGTACTTTATTCTGACTTAATCCTTTTTCACAAGTACAGTCATATACAGTATGACCTCTTTCTTCCAGTATTTTTTTCAACTCGTTTTTTACAATTCTAGCCTCGTCGCTTTCGTTGAGTATGCCGACTGCTCCATAGGCTCCACCGGAGTTGTATGGGGCGTGTCCCGCGTGTAGATTAAATGTTGCCATTTCATCCTCCTTATTCATCATTTAGTTTATTATCCTGAACAGTCATTAAACGCCACTCATATTCGGCGATTTGCTGTTTATAGCAATCCATAACTGTTCCAGATGTCGGTGGATCAAATATAATCTTGATCTTCAAATACATGTAGGACTTTACTAACTGTATGTTTTCTTCATCTTCAACATACTCGTCCCAAGTTGTTGTCTTATCCTCAATCTTAAATTCTTTGGAGTCATTTATTCCAAGCTGATTCAAAATTGAGAACACGGAGTTGATGTGCATAATAATATCATCATCAAACGACGTGTATTCTTCAGTAATTCCCAACAACTTTTTAATTGACGTCAGTATACTTTCTATTTGACTCACCCCTTTATTAAAAAATAAAAAGAGAAAGTGCGTTTTTCGCCTCTCTCTTCATAAAACAGAATGTTTTTTTCGCGTACTTAATTTTTCCATGGACACATGTCATTCTTAGTTCGAACCACTACTTCATACTCGTCTAAAATATCTTCATCACCGTAATGAATTGCATTGTGAGTATTATAAGCCACACAAACAAGATTGTTTGGATCTAATAATTTAAAACTATGACTTGTTAGATCTTCAATCGTTATCGGATTAATGTGATGAACTAAAATATCTCCGCGTATCTCTCTGTCGGGCATTGCTAGATCACATCCGCCATCTCGTATAATTATATCTCGTCTAACTTTTCTCCATAGTTGAGATTTGTAAAAACTCTGATTAAGGTATCGATTAATTCCGAAAGTATCTTCACCAACAACGCCATCGAGTTTCAAATATAACAACCTCTCCTTAAACGTTTCCAGTTTAATGAGTTCCGCATAACTTTTTTCATTCATCGTCTTGGCCGCTATACCCTCTGAAAGCTTCTAACGCCTCTTGGTATATCTGTTCCGCTCTTGTTGCTTCTTCAAGACTCTTGGTTTTAGCACTTGCCAGTTTCTTTTGTTCTTGTAATAGCTCTTTCTTCACGTTTTCATAAGTTGATCCAAGTTTCAAGTAATGTGTTATGACCTGTGAACTGGCCGTTCCCTCCATTAATTGCTTTTCAGCAAGATCAACAGCTAGAGATATAAGTTGTTGTTCCCTCGCTTCGGGAGTTAATGCCGGCCTTAGCTTCTTTCTAGTATACTTCTCTGGTACTTTACTATCCTTCTTCATATACATTCACCTACTTTTAAATATGTTTTATGCGGGTTTTTGTATTAATTAGAGGCACTGGATCCAATAGAGAGAATCTATGGACTTATGGCAAACGGAATTTTATAGGAGGTTTGAATCCAATGCCCCTACATAATACCAAAACCTTTTTCAAAAAATATCAGCGGAGAAATTTTTAAGACCGGCGCGATTCAAGAGGGGGTGTAATTTAAAGACCCCCTCCCCCGGGTATCAATTCCTTCGAATCTTTACATAATTATTAGTTAAATCGTATTTTATTATTTCATCAATTGCGTTTTCAATGATTTCCTTGTTTTCCGCATCAGTCAAGCTGTCAGATGTATTAGCAATGCGTGCTATGTATTCCGCAGTACAATAATTCCTTTCATGATCGAAGAGCATCCATTCAGTGTATTGGTCAAAAGGATCATATGGATTGTCCTTTGTTGTTAATGCTACTTCCATCTGATCATCCTCCTTTCGCATACTCATGTACAGTAGACGTAGAAACTCCTACTGCTTTCGCTATCTCTGCTGCCGAATAGCCCGACAAAGCCATAGCTTTAATCTTTCCTATCTGTGCTTCACTAAGACTCATACTACTTCTAGGTGTAGCTCGCTCTCTAAGCTCATCTAAGTTAGCATTGTTTAGTATGTTTGTTAGTATGTTCTCTGTTATAGCACCTGCTTGTATGGCCTCCCATTCTTTGTCGGTGATCTCTATAGGGTGTCGCTTAGCCCCAACACATGTTCTATAGTATGTTAATAGACGCTGGGCCTCCTTCTTTTTGTCCTCGCTTGTCATATGGGGGTTGTCTTCAACCATCACTTTAAGGGAGGCATTACTCATAAGCTGAGCCTGTCTTTCTCTAGGGGCATTCTTAAGGGCCACATTAAGCTTAGCATTTAATGATTTCACTTCTTCGCCATACGTTTTTTTAGCTTGGGGGTCATATTTTAGGTTCCCAGTATTGATCATTTCTTTTCTAGCCTGATTAGCTAATGATTTCATCGAATTAGCATAGTCCGCATATATATTTTCCATGCGGGTATTAGCATCACTAATTAATGTACGTGCATCATTTGTATCTTTCATTTGGGTCGATTTCTGGGTTCTTATTTTTGTTTTACCATTCTTATCTGTATACTCTTCTATGACCTCTTTATATGTTAATGTTCCATCTTCATTTATTTTTGGATGTCCTTTACGTTTAGTAACCTCTGTCTGAGACTTCGCTCTAGATATCAACGTGGATGCACCGGTATGCATTCTACCTTTTTCGTCAATTCTACCTTGATAATTTTCCTTTAAAGTTTTTATATTATTATCAATAGCTGCTTGTTTATAATCCAACTTATGTTTTTCAGCGTCAATAACAACCATACTATATTTAACAGCTCTTGCTAATTCTTCTGGTGAAGCGCCCTTTAATGTCATATCAGTTATCAAATTTGAAGCTCTTCCCATTTCGTTTTGAGTTAGAGCGTGACTCATAGGTTTAAATTCACGACCATTTCTATAATAATGTTCAGTTCCATCTGAATCTTTCTTAACATCATCATATTCATATTCATGGGTGTCAAATCCCTCTAATTCTTTGAGCGGCTGAGATGATAATATCTTTACTTTGTTGTTGTAGGAATTGCAAGGAATAACCATAACTGTATCGCCGTCAAAATCAGCGCCACTTAATCTATCCGCAACTTTTTTATTTATACCGATTGCGTCGGTTGGCATCTCGCCGAGAACTTCTTTTCCTTCTTTAAGTTTATTATTAACCGTTAATATAGGGATTTCAAAAGTTCCTCCATGAGGATATCTTATTAATGCTACGGTTTCGCCATCGTTATAATTTCTAGCATAGACCTCATTATCTTTTATACTTTCCAATGGTAATATAACTTGATATTTCTGCCTAGGCAGTGCGGCAGCCTTCAAATGTTCCGCAGCCGAATCGCAATCATTAGCAAATGTCTCTAAAAGTTTCTTTTTTATTGTTGGATTAGTTAATTCCTTAATCTCATTAAATTCTGCAATTTTATCAGCCTTTGTTAAGTCTAACTGTCGCTGTGCCAACTCGGGTCTCTGTTTAGACAAAAACTGAGAAGGCAATTTATCAGACCATGTAGCCCAATCGCCTTCTTCTCTTGTCTTATTTATCTTTGATAGGGATTGTTTCTTTCCTGTAATAGGATCTACAAATTTTCCATTGGGATCATCGTAATAACTCTGACCGCCATGCTCCTTAATTAAAGAACCAAATGGATTTTCCGGATTATCTTTAATTTGTTTAAAAACCTTTTCTTTTGGAGTTCCTAATTTCTTGTTAGTGTTAAATATCACATCCACGTCATCCGGCATATTATCTGAATAAACAGCCATACCTTTCATATAGTGTGTTCCATCAACCATTATACGAACCTGAGCATAGTGTGATTCACCAAGATTCAAATCTTCAACACCTCTACGAATTTCAATAACTCCGTCTTTATTAATTCCACCTTCTTCAGCATACTTAATTTTAACCCTTTTAGAATCTAAAGATTCAGGATATTCAAAAGCTTTTCTAAAGGACGCACCATTGTTATTCGAAATATAATCCTCGACAGACTTAATCTTCGAGCTGTCATATACATCTTTATAATCGGTCCCCGGTTTACAAAGAACCTTAATGTTGGTCTGCTTACCGGGATTGGTTACCTGAGCAACACCTCTTCCATAAACCTCATACCCTTCTCTTTCTAATATCATTATGGCTTCATTAAGTTTTTCTTTAGAGATATTCAGTTCTCGCTCAACACCCTTACCAACATCAATCATGCCTTTTTTTCTACTTCTTTTTTTAAAATATCAGCAGTAGCTTGAGCGGCTTTCTTTCTATTTTCCGTGTCTTCGTTAAGAAGAGTTCTAACGGACGAGTCATTCTTAAAACCCATCTTAGCTGCTATCTCTCTTAAAGAATATCCATCACCTCTCATAGCTTTTGCTGTGGCAACGTTAGCTGCTCTACGTTCATCCTTAGCAAGTGACTTCTGAAGTCTAAATTCTGTAGTTGATAATCCTAATGCTTCTGCAACTTCTTTTTGACTCATTCCACCCTTCTCAAGTTCTTCAACTCTTGATAAAAAGTCTCCAGAATGCTGAAAAGGATTCTCACCAGAACCCCAAGGGTATCTTCCAGAATGTCTCTTTGTTCCGTAATGCATTAAAATATCATCATAAACAAGATTCTCCATTTTTAAATTTCCTCATCGTTTTTAATTTGATTTATTAAGTTATCAAAAACTATTATTTTATCCATAATTGTTAAAATATCTTCTGTCTGAGGTTCTAACAAAAGCACCTCGTTGTTTTGATAGATTCTTAGCTCTATTAAAATATCCGCTGGTTCCATCTCATATTCCAAAAAGAAAAGAGCAGCATAAATCTCAAGCTGCTCCATATGTGCCGGGGTTACCCCAGTTTTTAAATCACTAATTTTTAAAACATTATTTCTAAACGCAATTGCATCGGTTGTCCCAAAACAGTTGTCACTAAAATATAAAACTTGTTCTGGCTGCATCTTATAACCAATACAATCGTTTACGTAAAGATTTAAAGTTTTTTTAGACCTCGGAAGTTTTTGTCCCAGCCTTATACATTGTGCAGCAAATTCATGTAATGTCGTTCCTTGTTGTGCCGCATTAAAATTTAAATAAGACTGAATTAACTTATCCTCATCATAATTTATCCAATGATACTTACTTGCTCCCAAGAAGGCATGTTTTCCTTCATTTCCGTAATGCTTGTTGAAGTTCATCTAAAACCTCCTTTTCATTCTCCGGAAATATAATTTTTGAAAAAGACATCTCATTAAGTTTCGAAATATAATAATCTTGATTAGGTCTTAAAGATGCATTCTTACTTTTCTTAACCTCAAGGGTTGCCCACTTATCATTGAATAATATCAACAGATCAGGAATCCCTTGTATATGAGACGAGTCTAATTTTGTAACTACACATCCCGGAAAAAGCTCCTTCAATTTTTTAATAAGTTTTGATTGGTATTCTCTCTCAAGCATTTAACCATCTCCAAAAAATATAAATAAAAAGAGAAAGTGCGTTTTTCGCCTCTCTCTTCATAAAACAGAATGTTTTTTTCGCGTGTGGACATTTGGACTACTTTTTTTGCTATATTTATATAT